AAGGCGAAGTACAGCTGCAACCTGCTGCTGGACAAGGACACCCACGGCGACCAGATCGCCAAGCTAAAGAAGGCGGTTAAGGCCAAGGCCGACGAGGCTTTCAACGGCAAGCCGCCAAAGGGTCTCAAGACCTGCTTGGGTGACGGTGAAGAGAAAGCTTACGACGGCTATGACAACGCGGTCTTCATCAGCTGCTCGACCCTCAAGCGACCGCAGGTACTCGATCGGGACAAGACCCCGCTCGTGGAAGAGGACGGCCGTCCGTACTCAGGCTGCTACGTCAACGCGGCAATCAGCTTCTGGGCTCAGGACAACCAGTTCGGTAAGCGGATTAACTGCAACCTTATTGGCCTGCAGTTCGTGAAGGACGGAGATAGCTTCGGCTCTGGCGCACCGAGCGTCGACAAGCTGTTCGACGACATTAGCGACGAGCAGGACGCCGACGCCGCCGACGACGATTTTCTCTAAGTAGGGGGTGGGGGTCATAGCGCCCCCACTTTTTTTGTATGCGGATTTCTATCGACTTCGAGACTTACAGCGAGTGTGACATCCGATCGGCAGGAGCTTACGCCTACGCAGAGCATCCGACTACGGAGGCACTGTGTTTGGCTTGGGCAGTCAACGACGAAGACCCTGAGTTGTGGACCCCTGAGATGCCTGCGCCGAAACGCTTGTTCGATCTGATTGCTGACGGAGCCGAGATCTGGGCGTGGAACTCATTCTTTGAAATGGCGGTCTGGATCCGCTGCCTGAAATGGCCAGCAACCAAGCTCAGCCAGTGGAACGACACCGCAGCCCTCGCCTGCGCCCAAGCATATCCTCGAGCATTGGGATCTTGCGGGGCCGCACTGGGTTTGAGCGAGGATCAGGCAAAGAGCAAGCGGGGCAAGCTCCTTATTCAAAGGCTCTGCAAGCCTTACCGCAGCAAGCGGAACAGAGACCCTGAGCTTCTACAGGAGCTTTACGACTACTGCCTGCAGGACGTTAGAACCGAGCGGACTATCCGCCAGAGACTGCGCCCCTTAAACGATTTTGAGCAGAAGATGTTTGAGATCGACCAGAGGATTAACTGGCGCGGCGTCCGTCTGGACAAAGCCAGCATCCACCACGCTCTGGCAATCATCGAGCAGGTAGAGCGCGAGAGCAACGAGAGAGTGAAGCAGATAACTAAGGGCGACCTGGCCAGTACCGCTAGTCGAGCCAAAAGCCTGAAGTGGATAGAAGCTCGGGGGTATCAGATGGACAGCTACGACAAGGCGGCTGTCGAGAAGGCTTTGTCGGACAGCAGCTGCCCTTCAATCGTCAAAGAGTTTCTTGAGATCCGTCAGGCTCTGTCGAAGTCCAGCACTAAGAAGTATCAGGCCATGTTGTCCTGCCTCGGCAGAGACGAGAGAGCTCATGGCGTTCTTATTTACCACGGGGCCGCCACTGGAAGGTGGGCAGGTAAACACTTCCAACCTCAAAACCTCCCACGGCCAACCGTAGACCCGCTGCCGGTCATAAAAGCTATGCCTCAGCGAGATCCGAAAGCTCTGGGCCACGAACCCATGGAGGCTTTGTCGAGCTGTCTGCGCGGCATGCTCATTCCCAGCGCAGGCCACCGGCTGATCGCTGGGGACTTTGCCTCGATCGAGGCTAGGGTTCTAGCATGGATGGCTGGAGAACAGGCAGCGCTCGATGCCTTTGTGCAGGGTCTCGACATATACAAGTCGACAGCCAGTCGCATGTACGGGGTCAATTACGATCGCGTGAACTCAGAGCAGCGCTTCTTGGGCAAGGTGGCAACACTAGCTCTTGGCTATCAGGGCGGTGTTAAAGCTTTCCAGAAGATGGCACAGGCTTACGGAAGTGAGGTGAGCGAGGAGGAGGCACTGCAGATCCGAGACGACTGGCGAGAAGCTAACGCCAACGTAGTGTCTCTCTGGTGGAACTGCCAGAAGGCCGCTGTCAGAGCGGTTCACTACAAGACAGAGCAGGACGTTCGCTGCGGATCTTTCCGCATCGAGGGGGAAGACCTTGTCTTTGAGCTTCCCAGCGGACGACTGATTTCGTTCCCCCAAGCCCAGATAGGCAATGACGACTTTGGAAGACAGTCGCTGACTTGTCGAGGAATGAACAACCACACCCACCGGTGGGGAGATGTGTATCTTTACGGCGGCTCGATCGTGCAGTCGATCACGCAGGCCATAGCTCGGGATCTCTTAGCCGAAGCGGTTGTGCGTTTGGAAGAGAACGGCTACCGAGTAGTTCTCACAGTTCACGACGAGGTGGTGTGCGACGTACCGACGATAAGAGGCAGCCTCGAAGAGTTCGAGAAACTGCTGTGCGAGAGACCAGCGTGGGCCAGGGGGCTCCCGATCGAGGCCGAGGCGTACGAGGCCGAAAGATACCGAAAGTAAGAGAGGCGACCATTGAGAAAAAGGTCACCGACTTCGCCAAGTCTAAAGGCTGGATATCTTTCAAGTGGGTCAGCCCAAGCCAGAAGGGCGTACCAGATCGCATTTACTTCCGCCGGGGGGAGATCATGCTGGTCGAGTTTAAAGCACCCGGAAAGCACCCCACAAAGCTGCAAAACCACATACACAAAAAGCTTAAAGATGTTGGCTTCGAAGTTCACGTCATTGACGACATCGATCGAGGGAAGGAGCTGCTGTGTTAACTAGGGACAACCTGCACGAGTACCAGCGCAGAGCAGTTGAGTTTATCAAGGACAACCCTTCAGCCGCCCTGTGGATTGACATGGGACTGGGCAAGACAGTCTCAACCCTCACAGCCTTACAGGATCTTCTGACCGCAGGCGACATACGCAAAGCCCTTGTCATAGCACCTCTACGCGTGGCTCAGCACACATGGCCGACAGAGATTAGCCTGTGGGACCATCTCAAAGATCTCAGCTTCACTGTCCTTTCAGGGCTGCCAGCTTCCAGACGAGCTGCAGCTCTCAGCGAGAACACCCAGATCCACATTATCAACCGTGAGAACGTGCAGTGGATCTGCGACGAGCTCGGCCAGGACTGGCCTTATGACTGCGTAGTGATAGACGAGAGCAGCTCGTTCAAGAACCACGGGGCAAAACGCTGGAAGTCCATGCGCCGGATCCTCGGCCACGTCGACCGCATGGTTCAGCTCACGGGGACACCGGCCCCCAACAGCCTGCTGGAGTTGTGGCCGCAGATATATCTGCTCGACAAAGGTAAACGGCTAGGCAACACGCGATCGAAGTTCCTCGAAAGCTACTGCCACCAAGTTGGAAACCCTCAGTGGAGGCAGTATGAGGTCAAGCCTCACCGGGTTGAGGCACTGTACAAGGCAGTGGCGGACGTGGTTCTGCGGATGTCAGCGGAGGACTACATCGACCTGCCGGAACGAGTAGACAGCGTGATCGAAGTAAGCATGCCAGCCGGTGCGCTTCGAGCTTATGAGGAGATGAAACATCACTTCATAATCGAATGGGACGACGGATTAGTGACTGCGGCCAACGCAGCGGCCAAGGTGAACAAGCTTCTGCAGATATGCAATGGCGCAGTGTACGACGAAGACGACAGCTACCGCGTGGTTCACGACGCCAAGTTAGATGCTCTGCGGGAGATCATCGACACGGCAGGCGAGCCTGTCCTTGTAGCGTATAACTTCCGATCGGATCTCGAACGCATACAGAAGGCGCTGCCCAACGCCGTGGTTCTGGATAAAAACCCAAAGACGATCGACGACTGGAACGCCGGGAAGATCGAAGTCCTACTGGCTCACCCAGCCAGTGCCGGTCACGGCCTCAACCTTCAAAGGGGCGGAGCTCTTATTGTGTGGTTCGGTCTCAGCTGGTCCCTCGAGCTGTATCAGCAGTTCAACGCGAGGCTTCACAGGCAGGGTCAGGACAAGCCTGTCCGCGTGGTTCACGTCACAGCCAAGAACAGCATGGACGCTCTGGTGCTCGAAGTTCTGCAGGGGAAGAAGGAAAGCCAAGACGCTCTACTTGAGTTCGTCAAAGCGTAAGGAGACAGCGAGATGGATATCGTAAACGAGCCGCCACACTACAATGTGGGTTCGATAGAGTGTATAGACTACCTAGAAGACACTCTCGGCGAGGGTTTTACCTATTACCTCGAGGGCAACATCAAGAAGTATCTGCACAGGTGGAGATATAAAAGCGCGCCCACAGAGGATCTCAAGAAGGCGCGCTGGTATCTGGACCGCTTGATCCAGCAGATGGAGAAGGGCTGAGTTACCAGCCCCACCTGCTTGCGTAGATCGACAGCACGCGTGTCTCGAAGTTGATTGATACGATCACGCTTGGCGCTGCCACGCAAGGATCGCTTCGCCAAGAAGCTGCGGTATCTGCGGCACAACGGCGTTGCCTAGCTGCTTGATGCTGTCCACCCGACCGGGAAACCCATCAACCACTCGGTCCACGTTGGGTTCAACTTCCCACTTGGCTTGCTCGCGTCCTTCACAACGGCGCATAGGTAGGAGCGGTTGAGCATATGCGTGTGGCTCTTGCTCCCCACCGGCCCGCAGTCCTTGTATTCGCTCGCGCGGGGGGTAGGCCACAACCCAGACCCTGTCCCTGCGGTGAGGCGCGCCAACGGCGGTAGCGGGAATACAGTGCCATTCCGCGTCATACCCGATCTCAGCGAGGCCGCTGAGGACGACTTCCAATCCGCGAGAGCGAAGGGCTGAGACGTTTTCGATGATCGCGTACTTCGGCTGGATTTCTTTGATGAGGCGGTGGAACTGGAACCAGAGGCCGCTGCGCTCTCCTTCAAGTCCTGCGCCTTTTCCAGCGAGACTGATGTCTTGGCAGGGGAACCCTCCAGTGATGACATCGACGCTAATTCCTTGCTCATCCAATTTCTCCTTCGTTAAAGCCGACACGTCCTCAAAGACAGGCACATCTGGCCAGTGCTTGTTCAAAACTTTCTGCGCTTTCTTGTCGATCTCGCAGAACGCAACGGAGCGAAAGCCACCCGTGCGTTCAAGGCCCAGCGAGAACCCGCCAATCCCAGCGAACAAATCCAGTGTGTTCAGCATTACTTCCTCCTTGGTCCCTTAACGCTGGCACACTCATCCACAGGCAGTCAAGAAAAAATAATATTACTCTTCCAGAAGACCTTTCGCTTCCATCGCGGCTCGCCGCTCTTCTTGATATCTCATGTTTATGTCGACCCACTGCTGGTCGGCCACCTCAAAACCATGGCCTTGCTGCAAAGCTCCGACCTTCATTTGATCAGTGAGCGGTTTCCCGTGCTTGTCCGTCCGCTTGCTTATTTCCGCCCACTGTTTTGGGAACATGATATCTGGAGGCACAGTGTAATCTAGGCCGCCTACGTTTATCTCGTAATTAGAACCCGTAGATCCTCCTGCCCCCTGTCTAGGTATCCTGTGCGAGTAAGTAGTGTGGTCCCCAACATCCACGTCGAAGCCTGGAGCACCTCTGAAAAAAGAGTATCCGCTGTAGCCTACAGGGTCGTTGACAAGATCAGGCTCGGTTATCGCCCTGACTATGTCCTGATGAACCGGCAACCCTTGATCTTGGAACTCCGCTCTACGAAATGCTGCTCCCAAGGACTGACGAAGGTATGAGTTTGGAGCACTTGTAGTCGGCACTTCATTGCGAACCATGGCTAGAGCGTCTTCGTCGAGAATACCGGGGAACTCTGGTATACCTCGAAAACCTGATTTTCCGCCGTGTCCTTCCCGTATAGCGGCGTTAAAAGCTTCTATCGCTTCTGGTCTTACATTTAACGCTGGTAGCTGCCTTAAAGCAGCCTCTGCATGCATGGTGTTGAAGTCCATGGCGAGGTCACCCATGGAAGTGTACATGGCTATAGGAGCCTGACCTGTGGCTTCAGCGGCTTTGTTTATGTGGATCACCTTGCCTCTCGCGGCAGCTTCCATAGAAGCCCACCCAGGCTCTCCCAAAAACGGAAACATGGGTCCGCCCTCTAATCGAACGGGAGCGTCTAACGGGACGCCCTGAACAGAGCGGAGCTCTCCCCCTCCAATGGATCTGTCGCCCATAATAGGGATCAGAGTTTCTCCTTGTAAGGCTTCGGGGGATACAGTCTCTCGGACAGGCCGATCGAATGAAATGTCTGTTTCGCCGGTCAACCTCATACGCTCACGAGCGCCCCAAGCGCTGTCTTCCGTGTTGGCGCGAATAAGATAGCTTTCTACGTTTCTCTTTTCAGACCGAGAGAGGAGATCTGGGTTGTCGGCGTACTTGACTAGGTTTCTAGACAACGCCGGAGACAAAAACATAGTTTCGGCGTTTTTTGTAGAAACTTGCCGAGCGGCTGTAGATATAAGTTGATCACGAGCTTCGGCCCACGGCTTTTGAAACCCAGCTGGGGCTTGATATTTAAGAACTTCTGCGAGATTGCCGTTCTCATCTGCATATATCTCGGCGAGCTGAGAAGCTATTTGGTTGGCCTGGTCAGGATGAATGTCCCCTGCGGCCAGTGCGGCGTCCCTCATATCGTAAAAAGGGATGTTTTTTTCAAAATCTTGATATTCTACGACAGGAACTTCATCAACCCCCAGTCGGCGCAAAGCCTCTAGTCGATGCTGCCCTTCGATGACGTTCCCAGCGTCGTCGACAATCAACCTTTCAATGTACCCGTCAGGGCCAGACATCTCCTCGACAAGAGCTTCTACTCTTCTAAGGTCACTTGGCGAGTTAGGCACACCTCCAGAAAGAGAACTTAAAGGCCGAGTGGTTTCACCAACCAGTTTTCCGGCCATAGTGTTCGCTGATATTACTTGCCGGACGTCTTCTTTAGGTGGTCGAACATCATAAAGAGCCGCAAGCTTATTGCCTTTGCGAGCTTCTCCAACGCCCGGAATGACACCAGCTGCAGCCATGGCTAAAGAAGGACCAGCAACGGCTTGAGCCGCTTTGATGTCACCTTGAGATCTAAGCTCGGCGGCCTGATCTATGTCCTCGGCATAACCCTTGATGTCTCCGATAACGGGGATTACGTCGACCACAGTCTCAACGGGGTTGTCCGCAACGCCTCTGACGATAGCGGATCCTACGTCGTAAGCATCCTCTGCAAACTGGCGTGGGGTCGTTGTTCGGACATAGTTATATACCCCCGTCGCCCCTCGGGCCACAGCATCTGTCACCGTGTCGTAGACGACCGCGGGGTTGAAGCTGTCCTTCACGCTGTCAAGGTAATCCGTGAAGCTGGGATCAGGCTGCTTCTGCTTAGCAGGCTCGTCTTCTTCAAAGAGGCCGGAGATGAAGTCTAGGACAGGCACAAAAGATCTACCTTTTCCGCTTGGCTGTTTTGGCGGCCTTTTTAAAAGCCGAAGCTTTAGGAGCCCCTTTAGACCCCGGCGTCCTCATACGCTCTTTGCTCCCAGCGGCAATGCGCTTACGCTTAGCGTGGATGTTTGCGTATAAACCTTTACCCGGCATCGTTTAAGCTTTCATTCCAACAGAAGCAGGCAGCTGAAGAAGTCCACCTGCCTGGTCGACTTGCTCTTGCAACAAACCTTGCTCGGCGTTTATTTGGCCTTCCAGCTCCATGATCTGTCGCTCCAGCTCGGTCGGCTGACGAGGTCCGCTAGGGCTCCCGCCAGTTGTGGCTGACATGCTGGGGACTTGTACAGGGTTGAAGCTGAAACTGCTTTTAAGCATGGAAGCCGCAGGGTTATTCAACCCCGCCGAGCCTAGTGCGTTTTGTAAGGAGTAAGAGCTGTCGGAGGCCACGCCGCTGTCCATGTTTTCGTAAACACTCGCGGGGGCCATGCTGAAGCCGCCCCCAGAGGACGGGTAGGCCACCTGTGCGGGTGTGGGCTCGCTTTCCGCTCTTTTGGCGGCCGTGTCTTCTTGCAAGCGCTTAGTGTCGTCGCGGAAAAGATCTACAAGGCCGCCGACCGGGTTGGATAGGAAAGATCCAATGTTGTTAAAAAAGCTCACTGACTAGGCTCCGCTGAGTAAAGCTGACCCCGAGAACCTGGGTCTCCGTAAACCGGATACCGCTCACCCGAAGGTCCGGTCTCCATGTACAAAAACTCCTGACCTTCAGGAGCGTTCTCAAAAGTAGACAAGGTTTGACGGATCAGAGCGTTAAGACGCGGGTGGAATACGTTGTCGGTTTTAAGAGCCTCGGCAGCCGTGTCGACGGTGGCTCTTGAGACCGTACCCCGAGCGGTTCTTTCAGGAATAAGCGAAAGGCCGGGAATTTTCCCAAGTCCGAACTGCTTGAAGAGAAAGTCTATGACCTTGTACGCTGTGTTGCTGGTGTTAACGGTTCCTGCAGGTCTCTTAGTGGCCTTGCCCACCTGCTCCTCAAAGCCTTTGAGCCTTGAAAACTGCTCGGGTGTAAGAAGTGCTTGCAGCGCGTCGTTGTTCTTCTTGATGTAAGAAGAGAGTTTTGATCCGCTGAAAACACCCTCTCCGGCCACGTCGACGTTGTTTACGTTAACGGCCTGCTCAAACATGTCCTTCATGACAAATGTTCGTAAATCGTCAACGGCCTGCTGCTGCCCGTTAGCTGCCAGTGTGCTCACTACGCGGTTCACGTTTTCAGGCGAGCGCATAACAGCACCGGCCACCGCCGAAGGATCTAGACGGGGTGTTTCCGTTCCAGGCTTGAAGTCTACAATGTCCTGTATGACGTTCCGGCTTTCCCACATGCCTTTATATTCTCGGAAAGCCGATCGAGCCTCGGCCGCCTGCTGCAAGAAAGCTCGACCCGCTGCTGGGTCGACGCCTGCAAGCCTCAAAGCCTCATCGCTCAAGCCTTCGTAGTCCGCAACGGCCATGTCGGCGGTGTCGTCTAGAGCCGCCTTCAGCTGCCCAATAACCCGCTGGCGAACAGGATCCTCGGTGTAGAGGCTGTTTAGGTATTTAACTAAGTCTTCTTTGTTTGTGAGCGTTAGAGGTTTGCGCTCAACGCCCGTAGCTTCAAGAAGTCTCGAAGGTGCAAAACGATCGGCCTCAAAAATGCCGTAGTCCTGAAAGCGTCGGCCGATGTCGGTAAGGAAGCCTTCGTACTCCGAGCCGTGATCCCGAACCATCTGGTCAAAAGTCTGCTGTACGTTTGTGGTAGGCAGTTCGATGTCGAAGCCGCTCTGCTCAGCCATGTCGCGCAGGCCGGTGTAAAGAGCATCGTAGGCGTCTTTCTGGCCCTGCTGAACTTCACTCATGGCAGTCTTAATGGAAGCTCCCACGCCCTCACGGCTCAAAGCTACGTCCCCGCCAGCCTCTTCGGCCAGACGGCCCGCCGAGGCAGTGATGTCCCTGTTCTGCTCAACCTTGAACTGGCGTAAACGATCGCCCGCCTCTTGGCTCATTCGGGCTGCAGTCTCTTCAGTAGACAGCTGCGTAAAGTCCCTTGAAGCCTCGCCTGCAGTAAGCTTGAAACCGAACTCGGTTTGCATCGCACCTTCGATCGCCTTATCTACGTCGAAGTCACCCCTTAAGCTTGTGAGGAACTCCTGAGTTTCTGTCCGAAGATTGTTAATGTCGATGCCCTGCTCGGACAGAGCCTCACTGATGTTGTCGTATTTTTTTGCGTCTAACACCCCAGCCGATCTAGCGGCGCGGTAGGCCGAGATTGCGTTACCGATAGCCTCGCCTGCAACCGCGAAAGCAGCTGTCGTCTGAGCGTTGCTTTCCCGCGTCTCGCCCTCCCAAGGCTGGTAGAGGTAACCCTCTCCGTAACCGGCTGCCGCGGCCGAAGGAGCTCGAGCTGCCGTGGCAGTGGCCGCCCTCGCAACGGTTGGAGCGTTGCGGACAAGGGGAAGAGTTCGTGCGGCCATAGAAGCTCCTCCAATCACAGGAGCTGACTCGGCTGCTATTATTGCTGGGGTCGCTACGATAGTCGAGCCAAGGAAGTTTCCGAAGGCCGCGCTGACGGGGGCGTTGTCCCAGAGAGCGTCGTTTCTGGCTTGAAACCACTTTCCGGTGGAGGCTCTTTCTTCTATGGTTGTGGGAAGACCTAAAAGCTCTTCTATAAAAGAAGGCTGAACGTTACTTGGAACGGGTTCTTCTTCCTCTGTCTCCTTCTCTGTAAAAGAAGGTTCTGGAGGAGGAGGCGGAAGTGTGTCGCTGTCGCCAGAGATAAGGTCGGATATGCCCAGTGCGGCCTTGCCAGCCATAAGGCTGGCCCCTTCCAAAATACGCTCTCCCATTCCCATGTTTTCGACCCGCCGCCTGGCTTGCTGCTGCAGATCCCACTCGCGCAGGTAGTCGGTGTGCATTTGGCGGCGAGTTTCTAAAGGGATGTTGTCGAGAAGAACTTTCGCAGCTTCCTCATCCCCCGAGTGGTAAGCCTTACGAGCCGCTTCAAAAACATCCGCATGGGACATTCCTGACGTAGATTGATTGTTTGAAGGCATCTTCTTTACCTACTGTATCTATCAAAAGCTTCTAGAAAATCTGGGCTGTCCGCGGTGTTTAAGTCCGTAGGGGCAGGTACGTCCGTAGGGGCAGGTACGTCCGTAGGGGCAGGAAATCTTACCCTGCGTCGTGTAGGGTCATTAGGCATGGGAGCATTTTCGACCGTTATAGGAACATCGGGAGCAGCGGGAGTTTGCGGTGAGGCTCCAGTGGGCGAAACGGCTCGTCCAGCGTCTAACTCGATCGGCGTCCCGAGTTGCGTCATTACGTCTTCCGCCGTTGTGCCTTCCAGCTGGTCTATTCTGCGCGCGTAGTTTCCGCGAACACGACTGTATTCTTCGACGTAAGAACTCATCAGCTCTCGGGAAAGCTCTGCGATTTCCTGTCTAACCCTCGGAGGAAGCATAACGCCGTCTTCGTAGCGGTCTATAAGATTGGACATCTTGTCCCAAATACCCCCCGCGTTTGCGGCCAGCTGGAACTCTCCTTCCCGAACCACAGACCTCGGGTCCAGTGTTTTCATGAAGCTGAATATGGAAGCTATGTCGCCCGGACCCGTACCTGCGGCTAGAGCGTCGACTAGACGAGCGTACCCGCTGTAGGCTTCCGCGAAACCCGTAGTAGCTTTTTCAAACTCTTTCCCGTACCCGCTGATTGTTTCGTAAGTTAAGGTAGGCATAAATCGAGACGAACCGTCCGAGTTGCGAAGGCCCACAAGATCGCCCTTGCTTGCGCGGTACTCGTTGCGGAGGTTTTGCTGTGTATTAGGGTTGAGATATTCATCTAAACGACCAGCGCGAACCGCGAAATCGTACAGCTCTTTTTCTCCAGAAGAGTAAGGCTCTCTGATAGCTCTGAAGTCCTTCAGCATGGTTCTGTAGTTTTGTGCTCTGTTGTCCCGAGCAGTCAGAAGGTTCTGCATGTTCGCGTAGCGAAGTTCTTCCAGCTGCTGGAACTGACCTCGGTACTGCGTCTTCACTCGCTCTGATGGGTCGAAGGCTGAGCTGTCTTGCCCAGAAAGCCAGAACAAAGGCGACAGAAAGGTTCGGCCTAGGTCAGCGAGGCTGTCTCCTACTACGAAAAAAGGGTTTTTCAATTTTCGATCGCGCTCGGCCTGAGCTCTGTTTTGGAGATCCTGAATGCGCTGGTCCCGAAGCATGGCGAGCTGTCGCTCAGGGGTTACAATGTCCCCCTGTGCGTTCTGCATGTAACCGGCCTGCCGGTACTGATCTGCTTGCTCTTCTGTAGGGTTTTCAAGGACTACCGGAAGCTGAGCGGTAAAACTGTCGAGGGCTCCGCGCATACCCTCGTCTTCGTCGTCCAACCTTTCGAGACGTCCTCCGCCTCCGAACACAAGATCTAGTGGGGTTGCCATTTTCTATTTACCCTACCTGCGCGCCGAGGCCGATACTCGAACCCTTGCTGCTGCTCTCGGCTTTGTTAAGAACAGTCGGGTCACCGACCAGTGAGCTGTAGTAGTTCAGAGCGTTGTACGGCCCCATGGCCATGTTGTACTGCCTATCGAGCAGCGCTTGCTCGTAGTCTCGCATATACTGGCCGGTGTCCATCATCATGCCGCCGCCCCTGCCCATCATGGACGTGCCACCTACGACTTGGTCAAAGCCTTGAGACCCAAGATCTCTAGCCAAGCCAGCGCCGAACTGTGCGTTCTGCAGGTTCATGCCGTACATGCCTTGGCCAAGGTTAGCACCTTGTCCCAGCATCTGGTTGAACTGCCCAGTGTTGAACTGGCTCATGCCAGTCATTCGGTCGAGGTTTCTGCCTAGCTGATCGGATCCAATACCGGCCCCTTGGCTTAGCAGCTGATTGTAAGCCGACTGATTAGATAAGTTGGCCTGCTGCTGGAAACCTGCGTTTTCACTGGCTCTTGAAGCTTCTATACCTAAAGCCTGTCCGTAAGCTTGCCCCCTCATGGCGGCTGAAATGTCGCCCACCCGATCGGCCGCCCCTCGTGTTGATATCGCGTCCATAACAGCTCGCCTGCTCGATCCGCTGCCGCCTGCCCCAGCAGCCATAGAAGCGTTTCCAGTCAACTGGTTCTCTTGAAGGTTGCGGGTGATATCTCGGCTGGCCGCGTCTATCTGGCCCTGCAGAATTTCGTTGTTGATGTAGTTTCCGAGATTAGCCTGATTAAAACCTTGGTTTGCGGCAGCTCCTGTTTGCGCTCCCATGCCTGCGAGCTGAGCGCTCATGCCTGGGTTAAATCCGCTGCCGGTGTAAGCGCTGCCCTGCTGGCCCATACCAGCGAAAGCACCTGCTGTGCCAAGCGCCCCGCCCACGCCAGAAAACGGTCTAGAACCTGCCGCTCCTTGAGCGTACCCGAGAGCTGTTCCGAGGCCTGCTGTATTAACATTCGCCCCCAACGTGGCTGCGTCCATGCCCGTGTTGGCCGTATATTGACCTGCGCCCATGTTGTAATCTAGAGCGGACATCAGAGAAGGGTTGATCCCTGCGACGTCCGCAGTCGGAAACTGCTGGTTTGAGAGCCCTTGAGCGCGATTGTAGATATCGCTAAGAAACCCTTGCTGCCCTGGATCTACAAAGCTCTCAGCGCTAGACTTAGATTTGCTTTTCGATTTTCCGATATTAAGCCCGAACATAAAATTACCCTAAATAGATCCAGCTGCTGTCGTAATAATAGAGGCCTCTCCCCGACCCTGGGTTCCAGTTGGTGCCGTCAGCTATAACAAGCATACCCACTTGAGGCTTGTCTGGAGGAGAGTTTAAGACGCTGATAGTTGCCTGCTTTTGGTCGATAGACTGAGAAACTCTTTGGAGTTCCCCAAGAGCCCATCGGCGCAGGTCTCCCAACGTGGAAGCCGCTGTGGCTGCAACACGATAACTCGTCATCGCTTGGCCACCTCAAGAACCTCTATATCAAGCCCGTTCAAAATCCACCAGTCGGTAGCGCCCGAACTTTCAATTCGCATAGCTAGATACCGCCCCGAAGATCGGATGTCGACCTTGTGATCAGTCCCGATGTTGTAAGGAACGGCGGGCATCCACGTTACGCCTTCCTGCGGGGCGTTGCTGTAGCCCAGCTGGATGTAGACCGTCCCGTCTCCCGATATTTGAGGGAACATCTGATTTATACGCTTGATAGTGTTAGTGGCTTGCCCAGTCAGCTCGTCCAGATCCATCTTTGTTATTTCAAGAAAGCTGTCGCAAGCAGTGCCGTCCGAACTGTAGCCGTCCAGCATCTGATATATTTTAGTGTCGGATGTGCCTGCAGCGAAAAGTTTGAGCGTTGAGCTGTCGGTAGTAGCCCCAAGTGTCGACCAGTAGTCGCTCGATTGGTTCCAAGTTGCCGCTTGGTTATCCCAAGCGCCCACGGAAGAGATGGTGTCGCTTACGGACATCGCTCTCGTTTCTGGGATGTCTTGGAAAGTCCAAGCTTCTTGAGCCCAGTTGTACACCAGAGCTCTGTTTGCGGTTTCGCTATCAGAAGCATCGTTGTCCGCAAAACAGATCCAAATTTCGGACCTTTGCGGTACTTCTACGCAATACACGGAACGCTCGTCCGCCACGAGAGAGTAAAACTCTCGTCGAACCCTCTTGTCGGCCACGCTCTGCTTGCTGTTACCATCGTGGATGTAGATGTCGTTGTGGCCCACCGCCAAGTGGCGGTTAAAGAAGCTGGCAACAGCCCCTCTGTTAATAATACCGTCGTCGTTAAAGACTTCTCGGAAACTAAAGACGAGAGGTGCGCCTATATAGTCCATGGCGAAAACGCCATGCTCGGCGTAGATTATGTTGGACCCGCCGAGGGTCTTTTGGTCGACAAGAACGCCGTTGTGGCCGCTTAGGAAGTTTTCACCTGCAAGATTGGTCGTGCTGGCAATGTTCCAGTCGGAAGGAACTGTTGTCGGGTCGAACTCATCAGACCACCGGACGGTGTACGGATACGCCCCCGATCCGTCCTCATAACCTGCACACACCAGAAAACTGTTGTATGGCTTTATGCATGACGTGGTCATGCCAGAAGGCCATGCGGTTAGATCAGCAAATCTAGACCCTGCCGGGAGAAGAAACTGAGGTGCGTCCGACCCGTTGTTCATGATGACTGCCTGACCGGCTTGGACAGACTGCCACCTTTCGCTGGTGCTGTAGTTAAACGTGTCTGATGTCTTGGATACGTTTGTGTGACTGGACCCGTCGAACTTATACAGCTTGGTTAAGCTGCCATATATTAGAGAAGAGCCTCCTGACACTTGCCAGCTCTGGATGTGTGTGGGGCTCTCAGTCGGAGTTGTGTAGCCAGTGTACCCAAGCGCTTTACCTATACGGCCGTCAGCAAAGGCTACGTTGTTGCCGGAACCGAACTGAGTGAGGTTTAGATCGTAAGGGTCTTGGTCCGTTACGATGCCTCCTCGCCCAACATTACGGATGGGTATGAACGCCATCGGTCAATACCCCAGCGCAATCCAGAAGTAGGTTCCGCTAGAGCCGCCTGAGTTTATGATAGAAGCCCCAGTAGTCGACGTTGCATAGCTGTGTATGTCCCCCTCCACGCTGGTGCTGCTTGCGCCCCCCGAAACGATGCAAAAAGCCTTGGTCGTGAAAGCAGTGGGGAAAGTTATAGTCCCAGTGGTGTTGCCTCCCAGTGATCCTGTCCCTGCTTGCAGGATGTAGGTCGTGCCTCCGATATCCCAGCTGATGCCGAGGCTGCTTGCGGAGTTGTGCTTTAGATCGCCTTCGATACCTCCGAGAGCCGCCAGAGCCGCAGCAGCGGTGGTAGATCCCGTTCCGCCCTGCGCGATAGAAAGCGCAGTTGTCAAACCGCCGATCGAGGTAATGTCAGAGTTCGCCCCAGACTTGGCCGCTTCTATGTTTGTGCGAGCGCCTGTTGAAGTTGTAGACCCCGTTCCGCCTTGAGCCAAACTTAAAGCGGTAGTCAGCCCGGTCAGTGAAGTAATGTCAGAGTTCGCCCCAGACTTGGCGGCACTTAAAGAAGATCGCGCAGCAGTTGCCGTAGTGGCGCCTGTGCCGCCGTTAGCGAGAGCTACAGTTCCCGTCACGTTGGCGGCGTTTCCGCTTATGTTTCCGGTAACCTTGGTTCCCGCCAGCGATGTAATCCATGTGGGGTTGGCGTAGCTTCCAGTGAGGCTCGCTTTGTCGTCCAGCGTAGTCTGCAGTCCATCCACGTTGGCGATTATGTGGTTGTGACTGTCGTCGCCTACCGTCAACGCAATGCTCACGTCAGCAGACCCGTCGACAGACCCCGATCCAGTAGCGTCTCCCGTAAAGGTCAGTGTCCGAGCGGTTTGCCATACGGACGCAGTGCTGGCGTTCCCTGTCAGAGCTGCGGTGATTGTGCCAGCGGTAAAGTTACCGCTGCTGTCGCGGCGAACAACCGCCGAAGCCGTGTTGGCCGAAGTAGCGGCGTTGGCGATGCTGACAGCGCTGTCGATCGCGGTGTGGGTCGATGACAAAGCTCCGGTGATGTTCGGAAAAGAAGCCTTGATAGTCGACTTCAGAAGCCTGATGTGGTTGTCGCCGTCCGAGACGTTGTCCGTCGAGGTCGGGTTGGTGGCCACTAAGCCGCTGATGTATGTTGCGCTCTCAAGAGCCATTGTTCTTGCCCTTTTTGTTCATGAGCCCGATCACGCTTCGAACACCAAAACTGGCAGCCACGATCACAGACAACGTATATTGATACCAATCCGGCATCTTCTCCAAAACCTCAAAGCCTCTCATGACAATAGCCTCGCCGTTTGGAACGAAAGCCAATATCAGAGGAACGCTAAAAAGGATAGTAAGCCACTCGTCCTTCCAGCTCTGGCCAGAGTTTTGAGCCATGTAAGCTTCCCAGTCTGCTTGAGACTTTGAGGCTTGAAGCATTGCGCTTGTTTCGGCTTCCACTCGCGCCCTGGAACGAGTGACCTTTCCTTCCACCACCGTTTTAACGATGTCGATGATTGGCCCGAAAAGAACTTTTAGCATCAGTTAACCGCCCCACTTCATGTAAGAGCCGAAAGCCAAAAGACCCACCACAAACGTGGTAACCATCTTGGCGAAGGTGACTACTACTGTTCGGCGCATGTCTCTGAAGGCTTCTAGCAAGTCGCGCATCTCTTTGATGTCATAAACCGCGTCGTCGTCGCTCAGACCGACTTCCTTCAAAGCCTTTTCTGCTCCGCGCTTAGCTGCTCTTTCGAGCAGGATCTCGAGCTCGCTGTCTGTCATTTCCCAATCTCAAAGTGAGGTGCGTCGATGAAGGGTCTTTTGCCCTGTGAGCGCCGCAGGTCGATATACTCGTTCATCAGATCCTCACAGCTCCCAGGCGCAGAGCGCATGTCAGTGCAATGCCATGCCGCTCCCCACCGCAGAGGCAAGTCGATCTCGATCGCAGCTGCCTTCATGGCGTCTGCTATGTCGTCGTACAAGTTAAGTTCCCACGACCCTCGGCCGCCAAGGTAAGCCATAAGGTCCACGGCGTGACCCTCAAGGTGCTTGCTGGCCATCGTCTTGCTTGCGCCCTTAGCTACTAAGGTTTTCTGCTCCTCAACCGTGCGAAGGCCGCAGACGACCCCGAAGTCCACACGCGTCAGCTCGATCGCCCGTTTTACACAGTCGACTAAGCGATCATCTACGCCTTGTAGCCTTGTGAGGCTTCGAGATGAGAGTTTGAAAGACATATACTACCCTAGATTGTATCTCTTACCATATGTTGTTTTTCGCCGCACTAAAAAACACGTTTTCATAACGTCATAATTCCACGTTCGCAGTCCCCTCCGTGAGGTTCGAGAGTGGAGATATCATAGGTGGACATTACTGCTGGAGCTATGGGCGAATTTTTGACCATGATGACCCCGATCTGGCTTACGCCAGTTTCCTGTTTAAGGTAGCCGCGCCATGCAGCCTTAAAGTCTGGGCCGCCGAAATAGGATTTGGACCCGTCATCGTCGTATGCGAACAGGCAGGACACCACGAAGCCCACAGCGCCATCCGTCCACGAGCAAAAGAAGGCCATATCTACGTCATCAATCGCAACCGCGAGGCCGAAGAAATTCTCTGTGTCAGATAGGGTTACGTCCACATAGTTTGTGAAGTACTGCTTGCGCTGCGCTTCGTCAGTCATGCCGTCCGGCCAAGGGTATGAGCCAGCAGCCATGTCCGCGTAGCTATCAGCGTATAGGCGATCAAAGTCGAAATCCGCAGTCGAAGATATGTGCCTGACCGTAATCATGTAAAAGTCGCCACTGCGGTGTAAGGGCTGACATAGCTGAAGGGGTTGCCCACACCTGACCAAACCCACTGTGTCGCGCTTCCGTTGTTGTTGTAGCTCGCACTGGCGCGAGTAAATGTGAGGTCCGTGCTTGCGGCGCTGTTCACTATTCGGACTTGTGTCCAGCCTGCGTTAGTGTGAGAGCCAGATAAAACAAAATACAGCAAGCCGTTAGAGTTCCACTCAAGCCTTGAGATCGAAGCTCCACCTTTGGGGTTGAACGTGCCGTCCGAGATAGCACCTCCCGAAACCCCGTATCCGTACCAAGAGCCACCTTTACTCGTAAACAACCCAATGGTAACCGTTTGCACGTCAAGCGCGGCGGATGTTCCGTAGAAGTTTGAGATGCTAATCGTGCTGCTAGATGGCACAGCACCGTTCGTGCCGGAGGTGCCAGCGGGGACGTAAGACCCGCCAGCGTAATACTCGGACAAGCTTACAGGGTTGGAGCCGCCGAACTCCGTCTGGATATCCGCAAGGGATAAAGGGCCGGAAGTCGGCAGCGCCACGGCTAGTTAACCTGTTTTTGCGCCTGCTCGACGACCTTACGCAAGATAGGGTCAGCCACGCGATGCGGCAGTTCACCCAAAGCGGCTAGGATCGTGTTCACTTCCGGCACGTTCAATTCAATGCTGACTGTCGGCTGAGCCTTCTCAACGTCCAACTTATCCAATTCAGGGTTACTCACCCACAGTCTCCTCAACTACGGGGGTGTCCGACGGCGGCGACCATGGGAAGTCACCTTCATTAACTTCAGTTTCAGGCGCGATCTGCTGGGCGATCTGCTTTTCGATCTGCTCGTTGATGTGCGCCTTATAGCTCGCGTTGCTGTTCACAACGTCTTCGATCCACCCAAGCACCATGGCTTCGGTGAGCTCTTCATAGGGCGTGAACTGGTC